CAGGTACTAACAGTGCAGGTAAGATTGAGAATGAAGATGATGAAGTAGAAGAAGATGATGACTTTGACGATGAGTGGGGTGATGAAGGTGGAGAGACTTCTGAAACACAGAATGCTTTTGATCGTGCTTCTGAAAAATTATCTACACGTCAAACAAGTAATCCAGTTTATGTTGAAATTCCTAACAAAGTTGACCTAGATAAATACGTTGTTAACTGGGATAAAGTTCATGATTGGATTGACCAACATGTAGACGAACCAGAAGCTTATGAAGTTGTTGATGCTGCATATGCAGAGTTTCGTAAGCAATCACAGAAAGAGGTAAATTATCTTGTTAAAGAATTTGAGTGCCGTAAGTCTGCTGACGCTTATGCTCGTGCTAGTCAATCTAAGACTGGTATCATTGATACTTCAAAGTTACATACTTATCGTTATAACGAAGACATCTTCAAAAAAATGACAGTTGTACCTGATGGTAAAAATCATGGTCTTTTGTTTTTACTTGATTGGTCTGGTTCTATGGCAAATGAAATTCTTGCCACTGTAAAACAATTAATTAACTTAACTTCTTTTTGTAAAAAAGTTCAAATTCCATTTGAAGTTTATGCATTCACAAATGACTGGGTTATGGCAGAACGTGCAATGCAAAACACTGCAGGTAACGATGATTGGTACCCTGATAATTATTCTTACAGAGGTATTGAAAAGAATACTGTTTATCTTCACGAAGGTTTCTTCCATATGGTAAACATGATTTCATCTCGTTCTAACTCTCGTGAGTATGAGCGTATGTGTAAGAATGTATTCCGTGAAGCACATTACTACAGAAACTACTCAGGATACAGACAAACACCAGGTCTTTCACTTTCTGGAACTCCTTTGAATGAAGCAGTTATTTTGATGAACTACATCATTCCTGAGTTCAAACTACAGAATGATTTGCAGAAAGTAAATGTATGCATTTTATCTGATGGTGATGCATGTACTATTGGTTATGGTCATGAAATGTATCTTGATTATGAAGATAAGAATGTAATTCGTCCTCGTCGTATAGATTGGTGTCAGGTTCTTCGTGACCGTAAAACTGGTCGTACATATGAGCAGTTTGACCATGACAATATAACTAACGTTTTCATCAAACAATTGCGTGATCGTAATCCTGATGTAAACATTATCGGTTTCCGTATTCTTCCAGGTTCTTGTCTTTCTAGTTTTGTTGGTAAGTATGCATCTTACGAAGGTTACCATGAAGTACAAAAACAATGGAAGAAAGAAAAGTCTGCAATTATTCCTAACCCAACTGCATTCACTGCTCTATATGCTATCTCAAATAGATCTCTAGATGCTGATACAGAATTTGATGTTGAGAGTGGATCAAAGAAAGCAGACATTTCTAGAGCATTCAAAAAGATGCTCAAGAACAAATCCACTAATAAGAAAATGCTCAATTCATTCATTGAGTATGTCAGTTAAAAAAGTGGCACACATGGGGTCGCAATCGACCCCATAACATATTACAATTAACTCATACAACACAACACACATTACATCATGCCTTTTGAACCTGTTCCTGTTACAACCCAAGACTTAGTTACATACCTTTCCGATAAGGTTGGTGCCGAAGTAAACACTAAGCAACTCTTTGAAGCGTCTGAGCACTTCAACTGTTCTCTTGCTACTGTCAAGAAAAGACTTAAGCAATACAAAAAAGGTATTGGTAAGTGGAACCTAACTCTTCAAGAAAAACTTGAGAAAACTTATCAAGCACCTGCTGCAGTTCCTGCTATTCAGCAAAACCTTGTTCCTAACAAAGACGGTAACTTTGTTCCTTTTGGTAACTTCGCTGACGTAAAGAAGATTATCAAATCTAAAATTTTCTATCCTACATTCATTACAGGATTGTCAGGTAATGGTAAAACATTCTCCGTAGAACAGGCATGTGCCGATCTAAATAGAGAACTGATTAGGGTAAACATCACTATTGAAACCGACGAGGATGATCTTATTGGTGGATTTCGTCTTGTTGATGGCAACACTGTTTGGCACAACGGTCCTGTAGTAGAAGCACTCCAAAGAGGTGCAATACTATTACTTGACGAGGTTGACCTAGCATCTAACAAAATTCTATGTCTTCAATCTATTCTTGAAGGTAAAGGTATCTTCTTGAAGAAGACTGGTACTTATGTTGAACCTGCTGCAGGTTTCAATATCATCGCTACTGCAAACACTAAAGGTAAAGGTAGTGATGATGGTAGGTTCATCGGTACTAATGTTCTTAACGAAGCATTCCTTGAAAGATTTGCTTTGACATTCGAGCAAGAGTATCCTTCACCTGTTACTGAAACTAAAATTCTTCTTCGTATTGCTTCATCTCTTGGTAAGAACGATAAAGAGTTTTGTGAAAATCTTGCTAACTGGGCAGACATCATTCGTAGAACATTCAACGATGGTGGTATTGATGAAGTGGTCTCTACTCGTAGACTTGTACACATCATGCGTGCATTTGCTATCTGGGGTAATCGCATGAAAGCAATCAAAGTTTGTGTCAATCGTTTCGATGATGAAACAAAACAATCATTCTTGGAATTGTATGATAAGATTGATGCAGGAGTTGACCTAAACAAAGAGGAAAATGACGAAACCGTTTGATGGATATCTCGGACACATCCTCCGTCTCAAAGACGGTAGGAGTGTTCGCATCGTTGGAGATGCAGGAGATGAATGGAAAGCAACACATAAAATTAATGTTGTTGATCTTGACGGAAATGAATTTCAATGCTATCATAGTGACATAGATCATGTCTGGAGTGAAAATTGAAGTACGATGAAAAAGAGATCTTGAAAGAGATCGAAGACTACATCTCTAGTACCTACGGTGCACACTACAGTAAACATGGGATCCAAACATTGGATCTCATTGATTCTGTTGGTGATGCTGAAGCATTCTGTAGGTCTAACATTTTGAAATATGCTTCAAGGTATGATAGAAAAGGAACAGCAAGAAAAGATCTTTTTAAGATTGTTCACTATGCAGTTCTTCTTCTACACTTTAGCGACAAGTCTGCTAGAGCAGCAGCAATTGAAGCAAACACACCTACATCCTTTTCAGTTGATTATGACAAATGAGTAAAGTAACTTTATCTGAACAAACGCTTGACGTTCTCAAGAATTTTTCTAGTATTAATTCATCCATTGTATTCAGAGAAGGTTCTACAGTTAGAACAATCTCTAATGCAGAAAACATTCTCGCAAAATTTACAGGAGAAGAATTCTTCCCTACAGATTTTGCAATCTATGACCTTAGTCAATTCTTAGGTGGTCTTTCTTTATTCAATGATCCACAACTAGAATTTACAAGTAAAGATTTTGTAAACATTAAAGGTGGACGTAACTCTGCTAAGTATTATTTTTCTGATCCTGAGATCACATTGAAGAGTGCTCCAGAAAGAAATGTAAATTTTCCTGGTGCTGACATTCAGTTTAATTTAACTGCTGATGATCTTCTATCACTTCGTAAAGCATCAGCAGTGTATGGACTTCCTGATCTTACAATTTATTCAGAAGAAGGATTAGGTGATATCAAAATCATTTTGCGTGATAAAGAAAATGATACCAGCAATACTTACGACATCACCGTTAGTGGTGATTGTACTGGCACCTATAGTCTTGATCTCAAGATCGATAACATCCGTGTTCTACCAGGTGATTATACTGTTAAAGTATCTAAGTCCTTGATTTCTGAGTGGAAACACAGTACAATTAATTTGACATATTATGTTGCCTTAGAACCTTGAATATATTTGTAACTGATCCAAGTCCAATAAAATCTGCTCAGGTATTACCTGACAAACACATTGTCAAGATGCCACTAGAGACATGTCAAATGTTATCTATTGTTGCATCTGACAAGTGGGGTCATGGATTTGGTACGTTACCTAAGTTAGATGGTACACCATACAAAACAGACAAGGGTGCATTTCGTAATCATCCTTGCACTATTTGGGCACAGACTAACTTCTATTGGTTAATAGAACATGGTCTTGCATTGTGTGCAGAATATACACACAGGTACAACAAGGTTCATAGTTGTCAGCATACTATTGAATATGCTGATATGACGTTTCCATCCTGCCCACCACCAACATCATTTGTATTTGCAGGTTTTGATCAATTCAAGTATGATAATAGCATTGATATCTTTACCAAGTACAAAAGATACATTGCATCTAAACCTTGGGTTGCTACAAATTATTTGCGTGATCCTTCTCGCAAACCTGATTGGATTTAATTATGAGTAAAGAATTTCTATGGGTTGAAAAGTATCGACCCAATAAAGTTAAAGATTGTATTCTTCCTGATAGTATCAAAGAAGTCTTCCAAGGTTTTGTTAATCAAGGAGAACTTCCTAACTTACTTTTGAGTGGCACTGCAGGTGTTGGTAAAACAACTATTGCTAAAGCATTGTGTGAAGAAATTGGTGCTTCTTATATTGTTATCAACGGATCAGACGAAGGACGTTTTCTAGATACTGTCAGAAATCGTGTTAGACAATTTGCCACTACAATCTCTCTGACCTCTGGAGCATCCCACAAGGTCGTTATTATAGATGAAGCAGACAACACAACCAATGACGTGCAACTCTCCCTCAGAACTGCTGTGGAGGAGTTTCATGGAAATTGTCGTTTTATCTTTACATGTAATTTTATCAATAAGATTATTGAACCATTACATTCTAGATGCACTGTAGTTGATTTTAGAATTAAACCTGAGCAGGCAACAGTATTACAAGGTCAATTTTTTACTCGTCTTATATCCATTCTTAAAAGTGAGAATGTTTCTTATGAAGATAGAGTTCTTGCTAAACTTGTAAAACGTTATTATCCAGATTGGCGAAGACTTATCAACGAGTGTCAACGCTATGCTGCCACTGGTAGTATTAGTTCTGCTATTCTTGTAGACGTTGCTGATGTTAATCTTGACACTTTACTTTCTTCTCTAAAGAAAAAAGAATTTACTAATGTCAAGAACTGGGTTGTTCAAAATATGGACAACGATCCTAGCATGGTTATGCGTAAGATTTATGACAGCATCTACAATGTATTAAAACCTCCTTCTATTCCAGAAGCAGTTCTTATCATTGCCAAGTATATGAAAGATATTACTCTGGTACCAGATCAAGAAATTAATCTACTGGCATGTCTAACAGAAATTATGATGAGTTGTGAATTTAAATGACTAAAAAAAGAACACAGAATAAAGAGAACTATTACTATATTTTTTGGATCGTAGCTATGATTGCGTTCATTGTTCCACAAGTGTTTAGCGCATATGGTATAATGAAGATCACTGACTTCTTAGAAAATAAAGTAGACAAAGTTATCATTCAAGAAATAAAAATTAAATGACTGCTAAGAGATTACCAAACAGAACAAAAACTAGTAAACCAAAGTTAATGGATGGCGAAGAATTTCGTCACTTAGTTTTTTATAATATTCCAACTAATTGGTATTCTGTATCAAACTACGGAAGACTTTTTTCTCATAGAAAAAAAGTTGGTAGAGGTCTTGGCAATGGTAGAGGAACAAAACTTGTTTATGATCCTAATTATTGGTTAGAAAATATTTGGTCTAAAGAATATGCTATAAAAAAATATAAGGACGGAACAGTAAACAAAAAATTGACATGTCTTTATAAAAAAATAACTTTACCTAAAGATTTTTTTGCTGGAACTCTTCTTGATGATTACAATTATCATTGTAGTTCAGATGATACATTCAATAAAAGGATTACTATACATCAGGCAATCATGTGGACATTTAGACCTTGGAAAGATTTTCCTCCAAATGGCATAGATCCAAAAGTTTGTCAAAATTTAGATCCAATGTTAGAACAGTATCTTGTTATGTCAGCAACGATCAATCATAAACATCATCAACCAGACAAAGATAATTATGTTGATCTAAAAAATTCATCTGATGATGATTTAGAATATGTTACTCCAAGTGATAACACAAAAGAAGCGGTGAAATATTATGGTGGAGCAACTTCTCAAGCAACTGATCTTTATTTAAAAGAACTTAATAAAGAAAACGAGGATGAAGATAAGATGATCACGATAGGAAAACCAGTACCAAGACCATTGTTTCAAGACTATAAAATTGATATTAACTTCCATGGAAAAGAAGGTAAAGAAATGGAAGAAAGTATTAGAAAGTGGGCAGAAGAAGATGGTCTTACATTTGAAGAAGAGTTTAGAAAAATAATGATTAATGGAATTACTTCAGATAGAATACCTGATAATACTCTTCCAAGAACGATCGCTAGAGAAGTTTTTAATAAAGAAATTACTGAGTTAGATTATGGAGAAAAAGAATTTATATGTAATACTTTCTTACGTTTTTGGAGTGAGGAAGATAACAATGAAAAATGGGAGGTAATGACTAATGGAGT